AATTAAATTTGCCCAGTGCAGGCATTTCAACGGTTTAATCGTTTGCTTATCAGCGATTCTTTGCCCATAATGATCCACACACCCGTTCCTATAAAGGCGAAGAAAAAGGTGAAAATGATCCAATCTGAATTCCACAAGCTTTTCCCAATCGAATCAAATGATGATTATAAGCGATTGGGTGAAATGATTTCACTTGCTCCGATCACTATAAAAAAGATTTATGAGAGAAAAGTTTTTCCCAAAGATGAAACGATTAGAAAACTAGCTATAATTGGCAACAATACTTTCAGAAATATTTATGAAAGTTTGCTTGATCACTTTAAAGATTCAGGGAATTTAGCTAATTGTGTTTCATGCGGTGATTTGTATTACAGGAAAAGAGATAATCAAACTGCTTGTGGTAAAGGATTATGCCGATCTTATTCATCAAAGAGATGGTACAAGCAAAAGAAAAAATTAAATGAAAAATTCAAATCTCATTTCTCATTTAATAAATATGCTTCTAGAAAAAAAAGATTTAATGGTGAACCTGAAACCGTTGAAGACTATTTGAAGCGAGGCGGGACCGTAAAGAAATTAAAAGATGAGCCTGAAATATTATTAGAAATTGAGATGATGTTATGAAGAAAAATAAAGAGAAGGAAAAGCAGTTTGCTGAAGCAATGGCGATCACAAACAATGCATCTGATTCCGCAAAGAAAATAGGTTTATCATCTTCATCTTCAGCATCATTGTTAAGGCATAATGTTAATGTTCAGGAGCGCATTCAAAACCTAAGATTAGAGGTCGAAGAAAATACTGATGTAAGCTTACAATGGACAATCGAAAAGTATATTGATCTTTTTAATGTTGCGAAGAAAAAGGAAGACTATTCAACAGCCCGGAATTGCATCGATTCAATCACTAAAGTTATGGATTACTTGCCCAAAGATAAGCATACCACTAACAATTCGGCAATTAAGTTTGAAGTCTTGCTTAAACAGTTGGAAACAAACGATGCGAAAGTTATTGAACATGAACCTGATAACTAATACTCAAGATACTGTTATAAAAATGAATAAAAGTGCCTGTAAAAGGTACAAGACCCCCCCCCTCCAACAACAACTAATGCATACATATATACATAGAGGAGGTAGGGGGATATCTACCACAACCAAATCATGATCAGACCCACACTCACCGACTTAGGCTATCAGGAAACCCGCAACCGGAAACCCTATCACCTTTATGAATGCTCTTGTGGCACTCGTAAACTCATCGCAAGACAGCGAGTCAGGAGCGGAGAAACGACTTCATGCGGATGTTGGGGTAGGTATCAGGGTCTGAAGAACATCACACCGGGGAACTACGGGGCTAGGAATAAGCCAAACAGCAAGCCTGCACACAACAAGGGAAAGATTTGTATCTATGAGAATAACATCAACTTTACCGGAAGAAGTTATGTGTCTCATCAGGAACTCAAAGAGATGTGGAGCGACAGCGAATGATTGATCGAGAGACTTTTGAAATGATTTGTAACGAGGAGCAGTTGAAGTTGTGGACCGATTGCGATGAAGCAATTGTCGGGATCGCAACGAAGCGGGATTCTTACAATCAGCAACTCGTGGTTTATGACCGTGACAAGCTTGTTGAGAATTTTATGAAGAAGGACGGCATGACGTTCGATGAAGCGGAAGAGTGGGTTTCTTTTAATATCGAAGGAGCCTATATCGGAGAGACAACCCCTTTGATCTTAGAAAGGATAGAGAATGAGCGAGAACCCGATTGACCCTAGAATCCCGGATTTTGATCCGGTGAACAAACCGAAGCATTACATTGCGGGACGAAGGTATGAGCCACTTGATGTCATCAAAGATTGGCATCTTGATTATCATTTGGGATGTGCGCTCAAGTACATATCCCGTGCAGGTCGGAAGGGAGATTTCAATCAGGATGTGGAAAAGGCGATCTTCTATTTGCAAGATCGCTTAAAACATCAGGATGTTTTGAATCGTACGGTAAAAACTGCGGCAAATCTTGAAGAAAGGTGGCCCGAATTACGTTACATCGAAAATGAACCGAAGGGAGGAGTATGTCCGATTTGTCGTATTCATCATATCGAAAAGCCGTGTCCGAAGAAGGATTTGACGGAGTTGCGAGGCGGTCAATAAAGCAACGTGAACAGCTTGAAGGTTATTTAAGGGATGCCAAGAAAGAAAGCACAGAGTCCACAGGAAGCGGAAGCGGCACTAGAGTATCTGAGAAGGCTTAGAGAGGATAAGAATTTATTCTTTGAGCATTGTCTGAAGCTCAAGAATTTCGGTTCCGGGGAGTTGGTCCCGTTCAAGCTCAATGAGGTGCAGTTGATTCTGCATCATATGTGTGAGCGGATGCTTGAAGAAGAAGAGCATGTGCGGATCATTGTATTGAAGGCACGGCGTTTCGGGATTTCTTCATACGTTCAGGGACGGTTCTTTCATAATGTCGTGATGAATTTCAACAAGCTTTGTCAGATTGCAACGCATTCGAAGGGAGCCACGGATTCGATGTTTGCAATGACGAAGATTTTTGAAGAGAACTACCCGGAACAGATCAAGCCTTCGAAGCGTTATTCCGGGAAACGGGAGTTGGTCTTCGGTGCAGAGACAGGTGGCTTAAATTCGGAGTATTCGTTGTGTACAGTCGGCGGTAAAGAGGTCAGGGGATCACAGATTGATTTTCTTCATTGTTCAGAGGTCGCATCGTGGGGAGAACACGGGGATGATTATTTTTTGGGGCTTTTGAATTGTGTGATTGCAGGCTACGGAACGGAGGTGATTGTGGAGTCTACGGCTTCGGGAGTGGGCGGTTTGTTTTATGACTTGTGGGTAGATGCCGTTGAAGGGAGTTCCGGGTTCAAGGATGCGTTCTTTCCGTGGTTTATTTATTCCTATTATCAGAAGGCATTCAAATCGGAACAGGACAAGCTTCGGTTTGAGAATAGTTTGGGAACAGAGAAGCGATACGGTGGAGAAGAGGAGAAGAAGCTTTTAGGTCACAAAGTTTCTTATGACATTGGGACAAGTACCCCGCTTGAGTTTGAAGTGACCCTAGAGAATTTACAGTGGAGAAGGACATATATAGATACGCAATGTCAGGGCGATTTATTGAAGTTTCATCAGGAGTATCCTTCCCATTGGCGGGAAGCATTTGTTTCGACAGGAAGGTCGGTATTCAATTTAGAATCATTGAACGAGTTAGTCTTGATGTCGGAGTCCCGGTATCGGGAGAAACCGCCTAGACGTTTTTCGGTCCCGGTGAAGATATATAAGGATGACGGGATCGGGATGAAGTACATCTTAGAGACAGATGAGAATCACACGGAGTTAGAGGTACACCGGGAGCCTGATCCTGCGAGACAGTATCGGATCGGAGCCGATGTCGCAGAAGGAATAGAGATCGGGCGGGATTCCGACTATTCGGTGGCAGTTGTTTTAGATGCAGAGACTTATGAAGAATGTGCGATGCTTCGGACCCGAATTGACCCTGATTTGTTTGCGTGGCAGTTGAAGACTTTGGGTCGATATTATGAAGATGCAATGATCCTTTGTGAGCGGAACAATCACGGTTTAGTGACGTTAAAATACTTAGTCGATGTACACGGATATCCGAATGTTTATTCAGAGAAGATATTAGATGAAAGAAGTAATCGTTCTGCAAAAAAGATAGGTTTTCACACGACTGTAAAGTCGAAACCGTTAATCATCGATTTCTTAAAAGAGTTGGTTCGGGAGCGTGAAATTAATCTATATTCCACGATTTTAATCGATGAATTGCAGACATTTGTCAATGTTAGTTCCGGTAAGATGCAGGCACAACACGGGTGTCATGATGACTGCGTTATGGCCCTTGCAATAGCGGCCTTCGGGTGCAAGATGTACCCGTATATGACACCGACTCCCCGGTCTTATTCCTTCGGTCAACCCGCCATTAATTTATTTCATCCCGCACGAATCTAATCGATTTTAGTTGCGTACGCTTCATATTATGATCTCATCTTAGATGAGGTTATTTACCTGACCACCTAACCTCACTTAGCGGCTTCGGTACTGCCTTCGCCCTTGTTCCCGGAGCCGCACCACAAACATGAGTTTTGTTGACGGAGATTATCGGGATTACATGAACAAGGGGATGTACTACGACAGATTTTCAATTAAAGGAGAAGATATGATGTACAAAAAACCTATGAAGAAAAACGGTAAGAAGAAAAAGAAGTGATCACGCAAGTAAGCGGATCTTCTTTTTCGGAATTATCAGCTAACGATAGTGGTCGCTATCGAAAACGAAAAAACATATACGGAACGATGCATAACAAAGCAAAGAAACGTGGCTACGGCGAAACAGTACATCAATGCGGAACAGGCGGTAAAAGAAAATCTAAGAAGTCTTGAAAAAAGAACTCAGGAAGCATTTCAGGAAATGCTTTCTGCAATAGAGTTGTGGAAGCAGTCTGATTCTGAAGATGTGGAAAAATACTTTTATGCAGTCAATAAACTCAAGGAAGCGTTGATATTAGCTGAAACGCTAGAAGTCGAACACGGACTCGCAAACGGAACGATTAAATTCAACTAATGGCTGAAGAAGTTGTAG